TGACGACGACCGCTACCGCCCCGGCTCGCTCACCGTGTTCGGCGCCGACCCCAAAACCCACCTCGCCTACGCCAAACATCAGGTCGCCGAAGTCGAGGAGGAGGAGTTCATCCGAGGCAAAGGGATCCGCCGCCGGTTCAAACGAATAAGCAAGGCAAACCACTGGCTCGACTCGACTGTCGGCTGTTGCCTCGCGGCGGCCCAGTGCGGCATCGACATCACCGCCCGCCCCGCGGCCCCGCGCAAGAAGAAACGCCGAAAAGTCCGCGCCAAGCTCAACCCCCAAACCCCGGCGGGATGGCTGAAAAAATGAAGGAAACCCCCATGATGACCCAAACCCCGCCGAAAAAGTCCGAAAAACCAGACCCGCCTCGCGGCGTTGACTGGTCGAGGACCTGCAACTGTCCGAAATGCGGATCTGGTGAGACGCGAGTCACCAGCACCCAGCGGCCGGTCAGATATCACAAGTGCCTCGACTGCGACTGGCGATTCAAGTCGACGGAACCGATCGGGTGATCATCAAGATCCTCAATCGAACGCGCCAAACAACCAAAACAACGCCAGCACCGCGCCGATCAACACCGCGAATTTGCCCAACGCCTCTACAAACGGGCCAAAAGTGTTCATATCTGCCTCCTTCGCCCTGATTCTACATCGTTTTTTACAGCGACTGTAAACACCACCCCCCGCGGTCATTTTTGCTGGGTAATTTCCCAATATGGCTACATATGCCGCCATGTTGACCGAGGCCAAGGCCGCCCTCAATGACATCATCGAGGGCCGCGTCCAGTCCTACACCGTCAACGGTCAGCAATACAACTGGCTCAACCTCGACAAACTGCGAGAACTGATCGACTGGCTCGAAGGCAAAACCGCCCAAAAGGCCGGGCGATCCAATTGGTCGCTCGGCGTTCGACGGAGGCCCACCTGATGGCCCGATCTGTCGCCGACCAACTCGCCGCCGCCAATGCCCGCCGCGACCTCGAACTCGCCCGGCTCAATGCTGAACGCGCCAAACTTGCCACCGCCGCCATCAAGCGCCGCCGCAAGAAACTCGCCACCTATGGCGGCGCCGAAAAGAACCGCGCCACACGCGACTGGAAAGCGCCCACCAAACTCGCCGACGACGCCATCCTGCCCGACCTGCCCACGCTGATCGCCCGGTCCCGGCAAATGTGCCGCGACAACCCCCACGCCCGATCGATGAAACAGTCGCGGATCCGCAACGTCGTCGGCAAAGGCATCACGCCCGCCCCCGCCGCCCGTTTTTCCAACGGCAACGACCGCCAGCGTTTCAACGAACAAATCCTGCGACTGTGGAACAAGTGGGCCAAGACGCCGCGCTATTGCGATACCGAGGGCAAGAAAACCTTCTACGACATCCAGCGCATGGCCGAGGGCGAAATGTTCGAGGCCGGGCAATTCCTGATCATCATCGACACCGATACCGCCAACGGCCCCGGCGTTCCTGATATTCGCCTCCAGCTCGTCGACGCCGACCGCCTCGACATGACGATGCTCAAAAACAGCGACACCGGCAACGAGGTCCGCGGCGGCGTCGAGGTCGACACCATGGGCCGCCCCGTCCGCTACTGGTTGACGCCCTCGACATCCGACTACATCTACCGCCGCGGCCGAAACCGATCCACCCCCGTCGATGCTGACCGCGTGATCGACTTATTCCACCAGGAACGACCCGGCCAAACCCGCGGCGTCCCCGCCATGGCCCCGGTCATGCGGCGCCTGCGCGATCTGGATGATTACGACACCGCCGAACGCTGGGCCGCGCAGATGTGCGCGTCGATCGGCCTGATCATCAACCGACCGTCCGGCCCCATCGATCCCAACGACGGCCCGCCCGGCCTCGACGGCACCGAAGGCGATGACTATCAGGACGCCGACGGAAACCGCGAATTTGACGTACAGCCCGGCATGGTTTTCGAGGGCGGCGATGGCGAAGAGGTCAAAGCGTTCAATCCGCAGCGGCCGTCGGGTCCATACGAGGACTACACCAAAGCCCAATTGCGAGCGATCGCCGCCGGCGGTGACGTGTCTTATGAACAACTCGCCCGCGATTTCACTGGCGGCACCTATTCCTCGCAACGTCAATCACTGCTCGAAGATCGCCGGTCGTGGTCATGGCGTCAGGATTTCATGATCGACCGGCTCTGCATCGTCGTCTGGCGCGAGTTCGTCACCATGGCGGCCTTGCAGGATCTGATTGCCGTACCGACCTCGTTTTTTACCGAGTTCGATGCGTTCTGCGAATGCGAATGGAAACCTGATGGCTGGGACTGGGTCGACCCGGCCAAACAGGCCGCCGCGGCCAAACTCATGCTCCAATTGGGTCTGACCAACCTGCGCGAACTCGGCAACGAACGCGGAACCGACTGGCGGGAAATCCTGCGACAACGCGCCACCGAACAAGGCGTCGCCGATGAACTCGAAATCATCCTCCCTTGGATGGAAGGGCGCACCGCCCCGGTGGACCCGTCCGAATCCCGCCCCTCGGCCGAATCCCGCTCACCGGACGACCCCGAAACCCAAACCCAAACCGATGACCTCGCCGCCGGCGTCACCGACCCCGCCGAACGCGGGTTGTTCGCCTACGCCTTGAGCGAAAAGGACGACCCGGCGTTTGCGATCCCGGAAAAGGACTGACCCATGCCCATGATCAGCCTGCGACATGCCAACGCGTTTCGTGATGAAACACTCGACCTCGACCACGACAACCACGTCATCCGCAACGTGTCGATCATCCAAAAGGGCCCGGCCCTCGGCCACGGGTTCGAGGTCGACGATGTGATGCTGGCTCAGGTCGCGCAAAAAATCAACGCACAACCCAAAGGCGTCAAGTCACGCCTGACCCACCCCGGCCTGACCGAATGCGGTGGCAAAGACGGCATCGAGGTCACACTCGGCCGCGTCAAAAACGCACACGTCGAAGGCGACAAGGTCCGCGGTGACCTTCACCTCGGCCGCTTCGCCGCCCATTCACCTCAAGGCGACTTGCGGTCTTACCTGATGGCCATCGCGGAAGATGATCCCGACCTCGTCGGACTGTCGATCGGGTTCGATCCCGATCAGTTCGAGGAACAGGTCGTCGCCGAACCCCGCCCCGAATCCCGCGAAACCGACGACGGCAACCACGTCGTCCGATTCGGCCGCGTCAAGGATGTCATGGCCGCCGATGTTGTCGGCGATCCTGCCGCCAACACCGACGGTCTGCTGTCACGATTACCTGAACCCATCCGCACCGGCATCACCCCGGAACTACTCGAAAAGTGGGCGGACGACCTCAAACAACTCAACACCGGGGCCTCGGCGGCCACGGTAACACCCCCAACTCCAGCAAAGGAGCCCGTTATGCCTACACCCAAGGCACCCGAACCGGCCGCCGAACCAGCGGTCCAACTCAGTACCGATCCGCCAGCGGCACCCGCCCCGGCAGATCCACCATCCGACCCGGCGGTCGATCCCGTCCAACTCGCGGCCGACGCCGCGGACAAGGCGGCCAAGGATGCCCAGACCCGCATCACCGAAATCCAGCAACTCGCCGAGTTGTCCGGCCTCGGTAACGACTGGGCCATGAAGATGATCGCCGACCCGACCAAGACGGTCGCCGACGCGAAAACCGCCGCGCTCGAAGCCAAGCGCAGCAACAGCCCCGCCATCCCCAATGTCACTGGCGGCGCGAACCTGAACCTGTCCAGCATCGGACCCGCGATCGTCGACGCGATCGTCCTTCGCGCCGGTCAGGTCAGCATCGAAAACCCGCACGAACGAGCGGGCGAGTTCAAGTCGTTGTCAATCGTCGATATGTCCCGCCATCACTTGCAGGCCCTCGGCGTTCAAAACGCGTTTAGCCTGTCCCGATCGGCCGTCGTCGATCTGATGGGTCCCCGCACGTTCCGACGCAAGTATCCCCGCGCGTTTGAACTGGCCCAGTCGTCCAGCGATTTCGACAACATCCTCGCCGATGTTCAAGACAAAACGCTTCTGTCGGCCTACCGCGACGGCCAGCGTTCATGGGACAAGTGGGCACGCCGCACCACGGCACCCGATTTCAAGAACATCAACCGCACGTCGCTGAGCGAAGCCCCCAGCCTCGCGTCACGCGGCGAGGGCGGCGAGGTCAACTATGTGACCCTGTCGGACGGTAAGGAAACTTACGCGTTAGCCGAGTACACGGGCGGAATCAAGCTGACCCGCAAAGCCCTGATCAACGATGACCTCGACGCGTTCGGTCGCATCCCGCAACTGCAAGCCAACGCCTGCACGCGCAAAGAGGACGACGTCGCCTATGCGATCATCACCGCCAACGCCAACCTCGACAACACGTCGCGGGCTTTGTTCAACACCACCGACGCCAACGACACGACATCGGGCACCGCCCTGTCGGTCGCCTCGCTGGCGGTGGGTTTCAATGCCATGTTCGTCCAAAAGGGCCCCAAGGACGCGGCCGAATTGGAAATCGTCCCGAAATGCCTGCTCGTCCCCTCGAGCAAAAAGGCGATCGCGGATCAGTTGATCACCTCGACCGTCGATCCGGCCAAGTCGAACAGCGCATCGAACCCGTATCTGAACTCGCTGGAAGTCATCCCGTCGGCACGATTGCAGGCGGACAGCGCCACCAAGTGGTATCTGGCTGCCGATTACCGCGATGGCCAAATCGACACCGTCGAGGTCGCGTTCCTCGAGGACGAACCGGAACCCGTCCTGATGCAGGAAACGGATTTCGACACCGACGATATGAAGTTCAAGGTCCGCCACGTCGTCGCCGCCAAGGCGATCGACTACCGCGGTTTGTACCGCAACGCCGGTGCGTAAAAACCTTGTTTCCCGTTCCTTCGGGTGGGGGGCCGTGACCAGCGCACAACGGCCCCCTGCCTTATTTGCCCGAACGGTCCAGCTAACGGCCGGGCCCGGGCCGTTTCAGAAATTCAGAAAAGTCGTCGCCAACGTGGCCGCGACGCTCTGCTAACGCTCACGCTCAAAAAAGGAGCAACCCATGACCACGTTTAAGTACCGAGGTAAACGCCTCCCCTACACCGCCGGCACCGGCGGGGCATCATCCGGCGATGTCGTCGCGTTCGATTCAAAAATCGCCATCGTCGTCGCTGACATCGCCGCCAGCGGCACGGGCGAGGTCGAAGTCGAAGGCGTCCACTCGGTCGCGGCCCTCAACGGCACCGGCTCGGCCAATGCCTTCGTGCAGGGCGACGACCTGTACTGGGACACGTCCGAATCGGAACTGACCAACGTCGCATCGTCCAACGTCGGCCCGATCGGCTATGCCGCCGAAGCCAAAGCCGCTGCCACCACCACGGTCAACGTCAAGCTGACGGGATAAGGTGAAAGTTGCGCGTTGCCCTGCTCAGTTGCGGCCCCTCGCTCGGTCGTAGTTGGTCTGACGATATGTCAACCAGTTACGACCGGGTGATCGGGGTCAACGACACGGTCAGCGATTACGCCTGCGACTGGTGGGCCGTGATTGACTGGCACGTCTATCGCCGCGTCTTGGATCAGCAGGGCGGACCCATCGGCACCCCATCGATCTACGGCACACAGGGTTTCCTGTCCAAACTCGCCGGACACTCAACCCACCCATTCCCTCGTCGCTGGTCCTGCGATGACATGAAAGCCGTTCCGAACATCAAGAGCGTCGATATCGGATTCCACACCGCAACCGCAGCCCTCGCGCTGGCCTTTCACCTCGAGGCCACCACGATCGACGCGTTTGGCGTGGACATGGTCGGCGGAACAAACCACCTGGGCGAAACCTGCCCCCACCGAAAACCCAACCGCTGGCGCAATGAAATCATGCTCTGGGACAAGATGGTCGCATCGCTCAAGGGCGAAGGCGTCAAGGTGAACCGACTTCAACCGGTCGAGTCAGGAGCGCATGTATGAGCGTTCTGACCACCCCAGTTAAAAATGCCGCCAAGGCCATGATTGACCGCACCGGCGTGTCGATCACCTACACCCCGTCGGGTTTCACTGCGGGCACGTTTACCGCCGTCCTGTCATCGGGCGCCGTGGCGTCCGTCACCATCGACACCGCGGGCCTCGCCTACGTCAATACCCCCATCGTGGCCTTTAGCGGTGGTGGTGGCACGGGCGCCGCTGCTACCGCGACGACCGACGCCACCGGCGCAATCGATGCCATCACGATCACCGCGGCGGGATCAGGTTACACCAGCGCCCCCACGGTCACCATCACCAACACGATCAACGCGATCCCGACCATGGGCGAATTGACACCGCGTCAAACCGACCGGCGCCGGTCGCTGCATCACAACACCATCCTCGCCGTCGCCAAACGCGATGTCGCCGATG